ACACAGAAAGTTGGTGCGCAGAGGCACAGCCTTTCTTACTGCTCTTGCATACGTGCACCCGCAGTACTCTTAATGGTAAACGAAGCGACGCGCTTCTGTCTTGTACACTCGAATCTGGAAAATTCAAAATAAGCAAACAAGACGGGGTACGACGGTTCACGTATATACGTGGGCTTGTCGTCTCATGGTCTTTTTGCAAGGTTTTCCAGAACCGGAGTGTAGAGATTGTGGGATACACTGGCCCACGTTTCGTGTTTATACTAGACAGTATGGCGCAAGTCTATAGAAATATTAGCATAGGATTGTGCCACCTGTGAAGGCCGCATAGTCCGGCGGCACTGTCTATGACATGAGCCGTTTATAAATTACAATAAATTATGTATAAGTGGTAGTCTGTGAGGGCTACCACTTTTTCTGTTCAAATACGTCTGAAGATAAAGGATAAAAAAATGGCGCGGCACCTTGGTTTGTGTCGCGCTAATGTTTTAAGAGTACCAAATAGATGGCATAGGCTTTTTCTCACTCAATTCAACCTTCTTCTGGTTGGTCGTCATTTTTTCATTCGATTCTGTCTTTGTATACATAGGTCTGTTGGTTTTGGTTATTGCAAATATAGGAAATGTAACATAATATTGTTCTTATAATGACTAAATTTTAGGGCATATTAACATAATTATACCGCTTATTGTATTTCTATTCACGGAATATCCAAAAATTATTGAATATCAGGGTAAATGTGAATCAGTAATTATGTGTCTTTTTGTATACGAATACTCCTTCATACCTTTGCTGAAAAATTCAAAGACATGAGACGCGATTACTCTTTCAACTCAGTTGAGGTAATACCTGATCTGCAAGCCAGCGCAGCTTTTACCGCCAAATCATCCGAGGTGTTCAAAGAACAGTCGGATATGAACCCAATCAAGATAGCCGAAGGATATGAGTATATCCCTTGGGGAGCTGATAACCAAATGCCCTACAAGATTCTGGAACTTATCGAATCGGATGAGACACTATCTACTTGTCAGCTCTTCAATGCTGAAGTGTGCTATGGTTCGGGATTAGTCTATGATATGACGGAAGCTAAACGGACTGTACAGCTGGAAGTCAAGGACTATTTGATGGACAACGACCTTCCCTCATATTTCCTTGGTGTCTGCCAGGACTTAAAACATTTCGCTTTCTGTGTGTCGGTTATCATCCTGAATGGTGACGGCTCCCGTATCGTTCGCATTCTCAGAAAGGAGGCTTGCTACTGTCGTTTTGCTCCTGCAGAGAAGGACGGAAATATCCCGTACATTCTCTATGGCAACTGGCGAAAGTGCATTACCTCAAAGGAGGATGTGGAGAAGATTGAACTTCTCGATGTGCATTCTCCCTGGTCCGACCTGCAGGAACGTATGCAGGCGAATAAGGGTAAGAAGCCTAAGACTTCTACGCGTAAGTTTGCGGTGGTCAGTCGCGTTCCGACGCCTGACAGTACTTATTATCCAATTCCTTACTATGGTGCCTTGTTCAAGGGCAACTGGTACAATATCAAGAAACTAATTGGTATGGCAAAAGAGGCTAAACTGAAGAACTCTGCGCCTATCAAATACCACATTGAAATAGCCGCCCGCTATTGGGATGGTATCTTCAAGGCGGAGGCAATTACCGACCGTAAGAAGCAGATGGAGCGTGTCGTTGAGGAGAAAGAGAAGATTATCAACTTCCTAACTGGTATGGAGAACTCTGGAAAGGTATTGTTCTCCACATTCTATGTCAATCCAAATGGGGACGAACAGCACGACGTGGTCATCAACAAAGTGGAAACGGATAAGGAGGGCGGCGACTGGTCGACGGACATTATAGAGGCCGTCAACATGGTGTGCTTCACAATGCGCGTACATTCGAACCTTGTGGGTTCTGTGCCTGGCAAGAGCCAGAGCAACAATAGCGGTAGCGACAAACGTGAACTCTACACCATCGCCCAAGCCCTCCAAAAACCGTATCACGACCTGCTGTTTACCGTTCATCATATAATAATCAGGTATAACGGTTGGGAAGGTGTTCGTCCTGATTGCCCGTTCATCATGCTTTCTACCTTAGATGAGAATCGTGATGCGAAGTTAGTTTCAACCAATAAAAATACAGAAGAATGAAAATTATAACATCTGACGAGCAACTTAGAATGCTCATTCCAAATGTCCTCACGACTGTGGAGGGCGAACCTACATTGTTTGATAAGCTGGCTCCATTCCTTGAAAGTGCGGAGGATTGGGCTAAGCAGAATTTTGTTCCTGAGGAAATCTTTGACGAGATAGCTGGAACAGAGAGCTTAGGCCTCAACGAACGTTTAAAGTTTCCACTGGAAAGAATGGTTGCATGCCATGCATATATGACGGCTATTCCATCATTGGATTTGGTATTGACTCCTAATGGATTCGGTATTGTGTCTAATCAGAATGTAGCTCCTGCATCGAGGGAGAGGGTAGAGCACCTGATTACGTCGCTGGAGTCACAGCGTGACAGTGCTATTGAGCAGTTGCTGCTCCGCCTGGCTTCTCGTGATGACTGGCAAGAGTCTGAGCAGGGAAAATACTTCAGTTCAACTATGTTCCCATTCCTGAATCTCTGTCATCGGTTGGCTATTAGAGAACATCTCTGGGATAGTTATCAGCAGTTACATGAACGTTTGATTAAAATAGAGAACGTTCTTGCTGAGACCTATTTCTCGCATGAGCAGATGCAGGTGTTCCGTGAGAAGGTGATGAATCAGTTCCGCTCTTGCAATCCGCTGGAAGAGCAGGTTATCCACTCCCTGCAGTCTTACGAACTTCAGTTGTTAACGGACGTACAAGTTCATCCACAGTGCTACTATGATTTAGTAAACATCATACGGGAACACGAAGAAGTGTTTCCAGCTTGGCATGCTTCTTCTACTGCAGAATTGTATACCCCTACAGTATTTAGAAATAATAAAAAATCCTCCGCTTATTGGTTCTAGGCGGAGGAATAAAATACATATAATATTTAATCATTAATCAGTTCTTTCAACATGTCCAGAAGTATCACTATCTTTCCAATGTCTACCCTCGTCATCAACATAGCCACCAAATCCTGTTGACTTTAGTTTTCTAGTATATCCATGTTCATCCTTGGTTTCCCCATCCCAGTCGTTATCACCGTTTCCAGAAGACGATGATGAAGATGAAGATGATGATGAAGAAGATGATGATGAAGACATATTGCTAACACTATTTCCCATGACTAATACACCCGTAGCAATTAAAATGACGAGAATAATAATAGACAAAAGTGAAAGGGCACATCCGTATAAATACCCTAAAAGTATACCAAACAATACAATTGTCACTCTTAGCCAGGGTTTATCACCAGCAAAAGCATTCTTAGCGAAAAGGTATATGATTAGGCCAATTAGGCCAGCTAACCATATCCATGAGGCATAAATGCACATATCGGATACAAAGCCCCACGATAAAGGACCATGAGAAAAAGTACCTGCATTCAAGGCAAGATAATTATCTCCCTTTGCCCAGCCATCATATGACATTAAATATCCGAACTCGTTAAACAATACAATTACTCCGTTAAATGCACCATATATCAATGACCAAATAAAGGGCAAATGTGCTTTTTCATGAATACATTCAATGGAATACAGTGGAAAGAAAAAGATACCACTAACTACCAGAATAAAAAATATTAATCCTAGGAGTCCTTGCCACCATGTCTCACTTGAGAATAGAAACTTAAATATATCGACAAAATATACAGCTACAACATTGACAGTCCAATAGGTTAATCGGGTAATTATACTACCATTCTCTGACACCTTCCAACTTTCTTTTCCTACCTTCATAGATCGAGTTGGCATATACACAGCTTCGTCTTGCCATCTAAGAAGTCGCATTTGTGCCAAAGCGCTACCACTGTCAGCTGCGATCTGATTCCAATACATGGCTTTCTCATTATCTTCAGAAGTATTTTTATCATGATAATATTTGGCCAAGCTATTCATTCTAGGAATACAACCATGTTCTGCACCAAATTCATTCCATTTGAGATTTAATTCTTCTGATGGGTTTTCGTTTCCTTCATTTTCTTCATCTTCTTTGTAACTGATGACTTTTTCGAAACCATGATTGAGAGATTGCTTCTCATATTCTAGATAAGTTTCGTTATCTACCAATTCACCATATGAACCACTTCTTTGGAAGCGATAAACCATCTGCATTGCATCAATATTACCATCTTTTGCTGCTGATACCAAACGAGGTTTATCACTTTCTCTTAAATCGGTACATGAACTCACGATAATTACTACGAAGAAATAAAATAAATTTTTCCACTTCATAATATTATTGTTTTATTGATTAGCTTACTTAGTCTTAAAATTATCCGATGCAAAAATAGAAAATTTTCAGTAAAATACAAATTAAAATGAATAATACTTGCTTTTATTATATTAATTTTCAACATCTAGGTTTTGCTAAGTAAGGAAGTCTTCAGGGCTGACGTTAACTTTATATTGTCTTTTTCTTTGTTGTTTAATTGTAATATTAAAAAAACTGCATCTGCCTATTGGTTTTAGGCGGATTTTTTGTACCTTTGCATTCAATTTGCTTTTTAGGGTACAATAAACAACAA